GTACCAATAAAAAAATCAAATTTTAAAAGAGCAAGAGAAAGATCAAATTATCTTGATAATGACCCGCAAAGAAATATCATAGACATTGCAGAATCTTTTAAAAATAACTTAGAAGAAACAAAACGTATAGGTACTGTATATAAACAAGGAATAGACGATGCACCGTTCAAAGAAACATGGCATCAGCTATCAATTAAAAAACTTTTAAAACGTGCAGTCGATGAAGGTTATGACAGCTTATCTATATCTAATTCTGCACCTGTTGTTAAGAGATACGAAGGAATGGGTGAAGAAGGTAAAGAATTATTTTATGATAGAAAAGCTAAAAACTATATGCAAAAATTAGCTAAGTCAACTGGTGGAGAATTTAAAATAAAATATTTAAAAAACGAGTATGGTACAAATTTAAATAAATATGTTGAGGACGATCAGTTCTTACGTAGCTATGTTATCGAAATTACACCTGAGTTAAAAGAACTTGTATCAACAAAAGGATTGGCAAGTTTTAGAAAAGGTGGCAAGGTTTCTATCAACAAACAAATGAATAATTTAGGATTATAATATGAACATAGACTTATGCAAATGGGAAATTAAAAGACACGAGGGCGAAGTCCTAAAAATCTATAACGACAGTTTAGGTTATAAGACTCTAGGAGTTGGTCATCTATGTCAACCAAATGATGCAGAATACGACTGGGAAATTGGTACACCTGTATCACAAGAAGTTGTAGACACATATTATGAACAAGATTTTCACAAGCATTACTATGAAGCTGTGCATGTCTTTGGTAATGAGGAAGAGTTTAACAGTCTTCCAGAAGATATCCAGCGTGTGTTAGTCAACATGTGTTTTAACCTAGGTGGTACAAGACTTTTAAAGTTTCGTAACATGTTAAAAGCTTGTAAAGAGAACGACTGGGCTGAGATGGCTAGGCAAATGGAAGATAGCAGGTGGTTTAAACAGGTTGGTAGACGTAGTGTAGAGCTACAACAGCTAGTTTTAAATTTAGTATAATGTTATTATACACTGAACAACAACTTGAACTGGCGTATAACATTTATAGAATGCACCAGATTGGAAGAGGAATAGCTTTTATGGAGCTAGAACATTTTAGAAATTTTTATGAAGAACTAATGGAGGATTTAGTATGAAAGGATTATTAACAAATATAATAGGTGCAGTAGCTCCCACACTAGGTACTGCATTGGGTGGACCTATGGGCGGCATGGCTGCTAAGATGATTTCTGAGGTGTTAGGCGTTCCTAATACTCCAAAGGCTATTAACAAAGCTATGGAAGTAGCCACACCTGAACAGATGCTACAACTTAAACAAGCTGAACAAGCTTTTGAAGTACAGATGAAAGAACTAGAAGTCGATGTCTTCTCGTTAGAAGTGCAAGACAAACAAGATGCACGTGGTAAGTTTAGTAAAGACTGGACTGCACGTATCATGGGTATAGCTGTGGTTGGTGGCTTTATGGGCTACATATTTTTAGTAACTTTACAACCACCAGAACAAAACAGCGAAGCATTAATTAACTTAGTGCTTGGTTATCTAGGTGGGTTAGCAAGTGCTGTAATTAGTTTTTACTTTGGGGCTTCAAACACCCCTGACAAATAGGAGAAAGAGGGTGAAAAGAGGAGACATAAATTTAGGATTTATTGGACCATTATTTATACTAGGGTTGTTAGCTGTGTCGTTTGGTGCACAAGCAGACCAAACGGGAGATTGTACTTCAGGTACACAGTATTGTGAAGACAATGGATTGACTACTATTAATAACACGGTGACTACTAATACTAACACCAACAACAATACTAATAATAATACCAATACAAATACGAATACTAATAACAATACAAATGCTAACACCAATGTAAATACTAATACTAATACATCGACCAATAATAATACTAATGTTAATACCTCAACTAATACAAATAACAATGTTAATACTTCCACATCTACAAACAGTAACACCAATAATAATAACAATGTTAACACATCTACTTCTAACTCTAACTCTACTGTAAACTCTACAGTAAATCAGAACGTAAACAACACAAGTAACGCTACTAGTAACAACACAAATACTAATAGTAATACAAATGTCAATCAGTCTACGTCAGATTCTAATGTGACTACAGATAATACAAACACAAATAATAATAATAATAAGTCTGATAACACTAACAGAAACATTAACGAGTCAAACTCTACACAAACTATTAATCAGAATGTGCGTAGTAAAGCTCCTCCAGCTTCAGCTATAGCACCTAGTATCATGTCGTACTCTCAAGACCTCTGTACTGTAGGTCGTTCTGGTGCCTTCCAAGGGCAAGTCTTTGGGTTCTCTACAGGACGTACAGTTACTGATACTAACTGTGAACGCTTAAAACTTTCCAAGTATCTCTATGATACCGGCATGAAAGTAGCTTCCGTCTCGATACTATGTCAAGACCCTAGAGTATTTAAAGCTATGGAAATGGCTGGTACTCCTTGCCCTTACCAAGGTAAGATAGGTAAAGAAGCATCAGCAGCTTGGGCTGACAATGCATCTCGTAGACCTGACGCTAAAGACCAAGAGAAACTTTTTATACAGCAATGCACACATGATAGAAACCCTAATAGAGACAAGATAAACAAAGATGTTGTCGGGGCAGTCAAGGTTATATATACAACTAAAACTAAAACTAAAAGGCAATGCAAAAAAGAATTCTATGCTACGCAGTAGCGTGTCTGCTTAGTTTAAACGTATCTAGTACGTACATATACGAAGCTAATCAGTCTTTAATAGACCTCACAAATCAATCAGGAACTACTAGTCTAAACGCAGGAGACGATCAAGTCTCGGCTGCTTTTAACTTAGGTTTTACATTTAAGTTTTATGGTGAAGAGTTTACTCAAGCTCGTATGGCTACCAACGGTTGTTTACATTTTAAAACTTCCGGTGCTTACTGCAACGATTATACACCTGACCCGTTAGCTTCACAGTATACCTACACAATGTTACCTTTTTGGACTGACCTCATAAGAGATAACGGTTCAAGCATGTTAGCAAAAAGCTTTGATGATAAGACAGTGTTGGGTTGGTATAACATGCGTGAGTTTAATCGTGTATCTGATAACAGTTTTGAAGTTATACTATGGACTAACGATAGCTTTGAATTTAGATATGGGGCACTGGATGTCATCAACCACGATGTTTTAATAGGCGAAGTAGGAAGTGGTAGCTCTGAAATCTATCAATATTTATACCACGATAAATGTAATACAGGCTCGACCAATACTAAGGACTGTGTAAATACAACATGGAACGACTCTTCTTCTAATACATTATTAGAGAACGGTGGTTCTTTGTTTGGTTCAGGCTCGGGTAATGGCGTAGACTGTAGTAATCCCCTAAACGATTATAGTTGTACAGGATACTGGGAAGCTTATGACGACCAACAATGTGACATCAACCCACAGTACGCACCTTTTTGTAGGGGCTATACTCAAGAAGAGTCTATAGCTTACTATGAAGAAGATACAGACTATGGTTATCAAGAAGAAGATATGTGGTACGATGAAGAATATGACGAATGGTTAGACCCTAATGACCCGTGCTATGAAAACAGGTGTGAAGGATTTACTGATGCTGATTGGTACGCCTTAGATGTAGACCAGTTTGGTCAAGAGCAAGTAGATGATTGGATGGGTACAGATATAAGTTTTAATGATGATGGTATGGTTGAGTGGGATAGTACACCTGTGGATTCATATGACGATATAGATGTTATGATGGACGATTGGGATATGCAATATGACCAGCCCTACCAAGATGAAATGTTGTTAGAAGAGTTTTTGTTTCAAGAAAGTTTTCTTGTAGAAGACTATCGAGAACCAGTTACCTTTATAGAATTTGATACGGTTGAACAACTAGAAGAATGGTTTGAGGAAGAGACAAGAATGGAAGAAGAACTTGCGTATGCAGAGGAGCCGGAAGAAGAATTTATTGAAGAGGTCTTTGAAGAAGAAGCTGTAGAAGAAGTCTTTGAAGAGATAGAAGAGATGCGTGAAGAGATGGAAGAGGAACGTATAGCTGAAGT